ATCTATAAGGCATTCCACCCCATACGGCAAATACGCACACAGGATTTCGAGTTTAGTTTGTTCGTTCATATTACTTTATACGGGTTTGGTGTTACTTTGTTACATTATTTACAAACTCATTCGCCTCAGCCATTGCCTGAATTATATCGGCAAGGGCGTTGATGTAGTCCGATACATTGTCCATGTAGTAAGTTTCAATTTCGAGCGTCCTGTTGGTAAATGAAAACTCGTTCCTTGTTGAGTTATACCATAGCAGATACATCGGGTTGTTCTGATTCGATATTGACACGCCACAATTAATCGACCTGTTGTCGTCAATGCGGATGCCACTGGATAGGGTTTTAGTTGTCATTAGAATAGGGTTTGTTCTTGCGACTCTTTAAATCTTAATTTGGCATCTTTTAAATTTAAGACTGCCTGCTTAAAATAACTATCTTTTAATTCAATTCCAATCGCTTTTCTTCCAAGTGAAACAGGACTATAAACTTCTGACCCAACGCCCATAAAAGGAGTTAATACCAATTCATCCGGGTTGCTATATAACTCAACAATTCTGTCTATTACATCAAGTTGAAGCGGATGCACATGTTTTTCGTCGTCATCCTCTTTGCTGTCTTTGAACGGAAGAACATTATCGATTCTAATATCATCCCAGACACTCGAAGCATATCTTTGCCAAATAAGGTGACTCATTTTGTTTTCTCTTGGGTCGCCTTTAAAGTTTTTCCACTTCTTTTTAAAGTCTGAATAATTTCCATAAGTTTCAATATGAGCAGGAAGAAATGGCGTTTCTCCAAAATAATCTTTTAATCCAAATGGATGCGTTACAGGAACTTCGTTTTCTCCAGCCTTTGTAAATATTAAAACATAATCAGGCATAGCAGTAAAGCAACGGGTAGTATCTTCTACGATAAATTTGTGCATCAAAGACTGAACCATCGTTCTCATTCTTACTTTTAATGGCTCTTTCCATATTGTAATCCTGTTTCTATAATGAAATCCATGTTTTTCATGAATCTTAATAACTTCATGAGGAAAGTCCCATAGATAACATTTGTTATCGTGAATATCGGTGCAATGTACTGCTGTAATTCTTCCCGGCTTAGTTACTCTTGCAATTTCTTCCACAAGAAAGTCGTACTGCTGTAAAAATTGCTCTTTTGATTCACAGTTTGAAAAATCGTTTTCAGAACTTGAATAATTGTAAAGTCCTGCAAATGGGGGAGAATATACTGACAAGTCAATGCTCGAAGTTGGCAAAGTTGGCAATACATACATGCAATCTGAATTATAGAGTGCATAATTTTCTGTTACTACTTGGTCTTTTATCATGGTTTTAATTTAAAAATGATGGAAGTTGAATTTCTTTGTTAAACTCTTTTTTCTGAATTTTAAAATCAGAATTTGTTTGCGATGTAAGGTTTTCAAACATTTGAATCGCTTTGTCTTTTTTTATCATAAGGCTTTCCATAATTCTTGTCTGACCATCTGATAAAATCAAATCGACATATACATTTCTTTTCTGTCCGAATCTCCAAAATCTTCTTATCGCTTGGTAATATTGCTCATACGAGTATGTTGGAAAATATGTTGCATGGTTGCAATGTTGCCAATTCAATCCGAATGCGGTTATGGATGTCTTGGTTATTAGTTTTTTAATATCTCCTGAACTGAAAGCAAGAAGTATTTCTTCTTTTTCGTCTATGTTCATTTTCCCTTTTACTTCAACTGCATTTTTATCAAGTTGTAGGATTAAACTTGCCTCATCGTTTAGGTTTACCCAATACACTGAGCAGTCGTGGTTTTTTGCTTTTTCATATGCCATTTCGCATCGCTCATGAATAGTCGCCCGTACTTCTGCTTTGATTTCAAAAAAGTTTTGTGCAGGAAAATTAAACATGGATGTTTGACCATTTATTGCAAGTGGTGTTTTATTTGGAATAACAGTTTCTTGCTCTATTAAGGCAGGCAAAATATGTAATTCATCTGAAAATCCTAAGTCGCTTGGTTTTCTCATGGATATACTCCAAGATGAAATCCATTGCCAAAATGAATTTTCGGCATGCGGTTTTAAATACATTTCATCTCCAGCCCTTCTGACATCTACCGCATTGTTATTCTTTTTGAAAAAACGAGAAATCATATCGGCATATCCCATATATCCCAATGCCTCAGAACTTGTCCCTAATTCGATATAGTCGTTTGGTGATGGAGTTGCAGTAAAAAGATACCTATACTTAACTTTCTTTAAAAAAGAAGTTATCTGGGATTTTATTGCACCATCAAAGTTTTTTAAAATACTGCTTTCATCAAGAATGACACAATCAAAATCAGATGAATTAAAATGTTCTAATCTTTCGTAATTGCATACAACTATTTTGGTTTTATACTTCCCATCCTTAGAATATGAAATATCGTCTATTCCAAACTTTTCAGCCTCTTTCACAAATTGAAAAGCAACTGCCAACGGGCAAATAATCAATACAGACTTATTTGTTTCATTGACATAGTTTTTTGCAATAGTTAGTTCTATTATGGTTTTGCCAAGTCCTGTGTCAAGAAAAACAGCACATCTGCCTTTTTTTATAGCATATTGAGAAACATGCTTTTGATAATCAAACATTGAATCAGGAATGAAATTAGTATTTATACCAAAATCTACTGACGAATGCTTTTTTCGTTCTAAAAATTCTGTGTAGTTCATGTGTCTTTATACGGTTTACAAGTTAATTAGTTTCATTCCCATGTCTCTTTGCATGTTCCAACTTAAACTGCCTGATGTGTTCGCAGTATATTTCGCATATTCCAGATTCCTGAGCGGTAATAACATCAATCAAAATATCATTCTCCCGTATGGAATAGTTCAGCATCGCCCGACTTTCAATGTAGCCGGAACGCCAAAACATCTCCATATCTCTCGATTTGTCACGGCTGATACTTGTACCTATCCATAGGCAGGATAATGCAACACAAAGCACCGCAAGGGCGAATGTGGCTATCTTGTATCCGAAGCGGTATGAGTATAAATTATTTCGATTCATCTTGCACCTCCTTATCTACAATTATCCCAATCCACCAGCCGTCTATTCCGGTATAATTCCGCTCGATATTATCAACCTTGAAGCAGGTATGCCCGTACTCGTTGCGGTATAGTTTGAATGCGTTATGCCCTTTATAGTCAAACTCGGTTTCCATTCTGAGCAGTTCGTCTATCTCCCATCCATCCCGAATCAACTCGGGCATGATAAGTTGAAAGAAGTATTGCCGGTCGGTGTAGTACGGCATAACGAACCAATCCCGATACACTTGTTTCGGAGTGATGATGCCTTGCCGAATTTCCAGAACCTCGCCTGACTTCAAGTTGTTGAGCAGGAACGAATGATACTGGTACGGATTGGCGTGGTCGATTAATGTTGGCTCAATGTAAGCCGTGCGACCATCGGGAATTTCGAACTGATACAGCCAGTCTAAGTTAGTTTCTGGCGTCTCGGTGATAGTGGTGTTGAAAGGTGTCATATTGGTTTATACGGGGGTAGTTTAAAAAAGTTGTTCCGGAATTTCAATATCAATATTATCAAGGATTTTATCGAGTGCCCTTACATTTCCTTCACAGGCAACTATTGCAGACAATACCACATCCTGAGTTTTTGGATTAATCAATACTTGACGGCATTTGTCATCATCGAATTTCCCAACAATTACTATGTGTTTTAACTTCGGTTCTTTTTTTGCCATGTTACTTTATACGGGTTTAATTTATTTATGTTTCACAAAATCCATTAATCTTTGCCACGCCTCGATAGTATCTGGGTCGCCAATATCCAAGCGATTACAAGCCTCCTGATATGCGTGGCGTATGGTGCTTTGGTCTTTGCCACCGAAAACCTGACCAATCATTGTGAAGTCGTAATTCGGGTAATTATCCACAAAGTATTTGACCAAAACGAAACGGACATTCACCGCATCGTATCGTTGCGAACTGATTACATCCTCCATCGTCATTTTGCGTTCTGGAATCCTCACAACCTCGTATTGTCTTGTTGTGCGTTTGGTTACATCAAACGACCTGATAAAGCCGTTGAACATATCGAGTTGAATTGTTGGCGGTGGTATCTCTTCCATCTTGCTCAGAAGCCATTGGTCTACGGTGGCTTGTCCGTAAAGTTTTACGCAGATTTGGTAGGTTGTCATGAATTAAAATAAGTTGATTTGTTGTCCTTTGATTGCTTTGTCTGGGTCGGGCGTGCCGTATGTTTTCAGAAACGCCTCATACCGCTGATTCCCTTGCTCGAAATATTCCGGGTCAAGTTCGCAACCCGTAAAGTCGAAGCCTTCCATGTGGCAGGCAATACGAGACGATTGCGAACCCATGTGGGAATCGAATATAGTGTCGTTTGGTTTGGCGTAATTGCGAAGAAGCCAGCGGTAAAGTGCAACGGGTTTTTGGGTGGGGTGGATGCGGTTTTCTTTATTTTTCATATCACCTTGCAACATCCCATTCCATCTAAATTTAAATTTCCTAACTGCAGTGTAAAATGAAGTCCAAGCAAGTTCACAATCAGCAAAATCGCCTGTGTTTTCCTTATCCCAAATAATCCAGCACGATGAATTTGCATCAGGTATATTCTCAATAAAATGGTTTGCCCCGAATATTATTTGATTTTTGCTTACCCTGATTAATTGCTCAAAATATGCGTAATTAGGTGGTGTCTTATCCCATTGTTTTTTACCGTAGTCGGTAATTTTACCTTTATTAGAACTACCCCAAATTCCTTTGCTCGCCCCTATCCCATAAGGAGGGTCAACCACAGCCAAATCGAACTGCTTATCTTTGCACGACCGCATGAACTCCATGCAGTCAATTAAATGTACTTCGCTTCTCATTTGCTCAATTTTATCTCAATCCCCAACAAGTTAAATATCTGCAACATCCTGAACACGGGCAGTTGGGTCTTGCCCTGTTCAAGTCGCTGGTATGCCAACAAATTCATGTTGAGCATTTCAGCCATGTCGGTTTGCTTATACCCCCTTTCGGCTCGGGTGGTGCGAATTAGGTTGATGATGTCGAAT